ACCCAACTACGGTGCTTAGCACTATAGTCAGGTTGACTCTGCTTTTCTAATGAACACTTACCAGCAGCTGCCATATGACGTTGATAGTTTGTTCTTGGATACCTACTACCAAAAGCATCAGGCATCCAATGAACTACAGTTACAGGAACTTTAACATTCTCTAGAAACCAATCCAGAGAACAATGAATAGAACCCAACTGCACATGTCCATCATGAGTAATGAGATGATTCTCACCACGTTCAAAAACATACATCATTTTAGTTTGTGTTTGAGTTTGTCCTTTCTTCTTTAGCGAGTTTGAAAGAGAGTTTATAATATCTCTTTTTAATCTCATCAATAATTTCCATATCTTCTTTGAATCCCATGTACTTAAGAAGTTGATAAGACCCCTCAAGTTCACTGATCAAACGAAGTACGGTGATGTATTCTATAGGGAAACCACCAAACTTATATCTGCTGGCATCTCTGATGTAATCTGGAGTTTTGTAATTGTCCATAAGAAGAAAAGGACAACGGGTTAGACAGGATTCGAACCTGTGACCGACTGCTTAGAAGGCAGTTGCTCTATCCAGCTGAGCTACTAACCCATCAGTTATGTATCTCCAGTAACTATAACATCCTATCTAAAAAACGTCAAGCTAAATAAAGCTAAAGGTAAATAAAATCACCATGAAAGCAGGTCTTTTTGCTTTTGCTATGTTATTGATGACCGCAGGTGCATCTCACGCTGGCGGACTCGTTACTAGACACCAATCAAGTCTGCAGCATACTGTAGACCCTACCAGAACCATTACTTCTAGAACTGCAAATAGTTTTGCTGTTTCTGGTAGTGGAATAACTATGGATGATTCTGGCGGTTCCCTTTCTTCCGCAGACTTAGTTGTTGGTGGTCTTGGCACCCTTACAAATGGTGCAGCAGCAGGTTCATTCTCAACTGCATATCACACAACTGCTGGTGAGGTATTCTCCTATAGTAATTCTTTTACCGCAGGTGATGCTTCCAATGGAACTGGAACTATAAGTACTGTATACACAGCAGGAACTGCTGGCGATTACAGCGGTGGTGGCAATCCTGGCACCATTGGTCTTGATCATGGTCTTACAGTCACTGGTACTACTCAAGGTGCTGGTACTAGTGTAACTGCTCAGTTCGTAACTGAAATTACCGTTATTGATTGAGGTTAAATACCAATGACTAGATTACAAGAAGCAATCGGTTTAGGGTTGATTCTTGGTGTAATACATGGTTTGGTACAACCCGCATACAGCGTTCCCGTAGTGCCAAACTTCACTCAGGGCTCGATGACGAGCCATACGGAAACAACCAGTAAAGTAACAGAAACCATCAATTCGATGGATTATAGCACTGGATATCAATATTCAGTAACTGGTAGTGGTGTTGAACCTGTTAGTGGAACCTTAAGTCCCTCAACAGCAAACACAAATATAACTATTAATGGAGTGAATTCATCATGGCAAGGAGTAACATCGACCCCGACATTCAAACAATCAGTACCAGGAGCAGCGTTTCAGTTCACAGAAACAGTAAGTGGCCCTGGTTTACAAAATCATACAATTATCCAAAGGGTAACCGAGGTTACCAGCGTAACAGACACTACAAGTATCTTCCAGCAATAATTGCCTTACTATTTGCAGCACCCGTTAAGGCGGAAGGAGTTGGGGGAGTATCTGCAACAGCATCACCAATCGCTAATAGTTCTGGCTCGGTGACCAATCAGGCGATCCAGGTTTTACAAGGCCCATATATCACGAATACTTATGGGGGAGGGATCAGTTGTCAAGGTCCTACTATGAATTTTACCCCATTCGTTACAGGTTCTCTTTCTCAACAACATCCATATGAACCAATCTATATGGACCCTGTATATGATATGAGAGACTTAACTGGAGATTTTGACGCTAACGGAAATCCAACGGGAGATGGAGCACCAGATAATCCAGGAGATATTTTATATCATGTACCAACCAGAACAGGACAAAAAAATAATAGCAACATATCTGCAGGTTTCTCTATAACTTGGAGTAGACCTTTAGATAAAAAACTACAAGATCAATGTAAAGAAGCAGCAGCAACTCAGATTGCATTGCAACAACAACTGACTGCTAATAAAAGATTAGATTTTGAGATCGCCAGACTCAAAAATTGTGGTGAATTGTTAAAACAAGGAATTCGCTTTCATCCTAGAAGTCCATACTATTCAGTATGTGCAGATGTAGTGGTTGATAATGTAACTTATATCAAACCGCATCGTCATACTATTCCTTCCCCTTCAACTTCCGAATCGCGTGTGAGCGAATCCGCTGCTGATCTTGGCGCTCCTTTACGCTCTCAAAAACAACCTTTTTCCCCCTGAGTTTAGTAATCTTTTTCATAACCTTTTTAACTACTGGTTTAATAACCTTCAGTAAAAGATCTGCAAGAGGTTTTGCAAGTAAAGCAGAACTAGTGGCAACGACAGCAATTGATGCAGTAGTTGTTATTGCACCAGCAGAAGGAATACTCTCAATAATTTGAGTTGGAATACTTATTTTTTCAGTAACAGGAATACATTCCTTTCCAACTAATCGATATTCAATAATCTTTTCTTTCCCGTCATCAGTCAAACTGCCTACGGGTTTTTTTAGTTGCTGTGCTTCTGTAGGACAATCTAAGCGTGCTGTAGATGCCTCCTTAGGAATTTTTGGTGCTGCTGGTAATTCTGGAGTTTCTGGTGGAGGAACCTTTGGAGTCTCTGCTGGTCGAGTAATGACCATCTGCTCAGGTTCATAATTTATTGGATTATATGATGGAACTGTTGCATCGCATTGAACTCTTGCACCTTCAGGATCATCCTTCGCCAACTGAGGACCACCATCAGGATGATACTCAACACATCCAGGCATATCAACTATAGGAGTACCTACAAGTTGAGTAACTGGAACGTATGGAGGAATCGATAATGGTGGTTCTCTGTAGAGGTTAGGAATATTAGGAACATCAATACGCCTAATACCGATATTAGGAATTTCGGGCATCAATCATCAATAAAAAAGTTCATTACTGCAGACCATGCGGCATGAAATGCAACGTATAAAAAGAATTTGTCATTAGATTCAGTATAAACATACTCTTTCTTAACTCTTCTTTTTTTCTTATTTCTCAAATTAAATGCTGTCATAATTTACTCCAAAAAATTACTCTACTAATGTTCCATGTGCGCGGCGTATTTCCTTAAGTTCTTCAAAATTCTTTTGTTTGGTTCCGCCATCATACGCCCAGGCATAACCTTCCTCAATCATCAATTCATTCAAAGATACTTGAGCATCTCCGATGTAAAGCCAACCGAGTAATCTACCATACTTACCCATACCGCCAACAAGCTCAGTACGGATAATAAGATCGTCATCCCCACTAATGGCACCATCCAACTTCTCTTTGAGCCAATTCGTCGCATGGATACCTAACTCCTTTTCTTCCAGGTCCCTCGTCCTCTTCTCTGGCGTATCAACGCCTGCAACTCTAACTCTTTCTTTCTTGAATAAATCAAACCCAAGATCAATGGTGACATCAATAGTATCGCCGTCAACAACACGGTTTATCTCAACTACCCTGAAGTTGTAGCATGATTTCCTGCTTGGCGGTGTCATCGCTCCCATAGTTCATCTCCTGTGATTCTACTGATACTGCTATACCTATAATTGTTGTTGCTGCTGCAATGACAGCACCAGCACCTGCAATCCACATTTCTGTTTTGCGGATTCTTGAGCGTAACTCATTGAGTTTTTCCTCAGTCTTATCTATACGACTATGGACCATCTCAATCCGACGAATGGCATTCTCTAGGGTGCTATCAATAACAGAAACATTTGATGTTTCTGCTTCAAGAGCATGAATTCTTTCACGATAACTTTCAATCTTGCTTTATAATACGGCAAGTTTAGAGTCCTGTTCAGCATCCTTATTCGTCAGGTCGCTCATCTTCCAATTCCTCAAAAGCGAGTTTCATAATTGTATATATGTAGTAACCAACTCCAGCAAGGAGTATCAATAGAGAAATAATGATACTCCAAGTTACATCATTAACATCATTAAGTGGTCGCAGTAAAAGATTCATATTACTTTCTCGATTGCATTTTGTAGTTCTCTCGAATGCTCTAACTCATCATTCAAAATGTCAAGGATTTTGTCATCATGTCCATTATCTGCAAGATACTTGGCATACGTTGCGGCAGCATGAATCTCTACTTCGTAGGAGAGATGGTAAGCAGCGCGAGGAGCCACCCAATAATAAACCACGTTGATCCAATAATAGATAAGGACGAGGTGCTTGGCAAAGAAACGATCAATCCAATAACGATTACCGCCCCTACTTTCCATATATTCCAGATGTGATGTTTCATTGATACTCTGCTCAAAGTGTTGAATCATGAGATCTATGTGCTCAGGACCGCGAAGTCCCATACTTTCTCTGAAATGTAAAACACTCAAAAACGCAAAATAAGGTGCCCGAGCAATCTCCTCAAGCACCCAGAATCTCTGATAATCTCTTCCTCGATACAGGTAATCAATGATCGAAATCGTGATTCCTAAAGCGAATGTGTTTAGTCTTTCCATATGCAAACAGGCATATGTAACTATCTATATGCCCCTATTACTCTCTTCAGATGGAATGAGTTGATATGCTAACTTGTCCCTAAGTGCGTTAATACGGTCTTCATCATACTGTTGAAAGTTGCCTCTTTTCTCAGTTTTTTTGTAGTAATGAAGCGCATTATGGATGATTGTAAAATCCTCCATCGTTAAGTCAAATTTCATCGCAATCTCCCATCATTGTTGCAATGTCTCCCCCAATGTCAGCACCAGTATCTTGTCCGAGCATAACTGCCCATCCAGAGATCAACCAACCAACATAAGGAATACTTGTAAACACGGGTGCAATTCCTGCTCCGACACTAGCACCGACCATTCTTCCTGTCGATTCTCCAGCGCCTTCCGCTTTGACGCATTCGAGTTGTTGAGCAGTCAACTTTCCCTCAGCACCTCCACCCATATGGCGGGCACCATCCATTGTATATTCTTCTTCTGTTATAACGTTTGAATTACCACCAATACCAAAGAACCCATTGTTCTTATCAACATGCTTACGAACACCTAATACTTTGGGATCATTAGCATTGTATTGAATTCGATATCCATTCTCACCTGCTACCACAGTATAAGACGTATAGTCTCCTACAGGAAGATTGATAATAGGAATTTTTTTGGCGTTCAGAACATGACCAAGAATACCAATATGTGCTACTCCAAATAAAGTGCCGATCGTCAGCACAACCCATTTAAAAGGTTTTTTTGGAGTAGCGTTGGAACTCATGGTAACTTAGGAACTGAAGGACCAGATTCCCCCATAGGAATAGCACCACCCGTTGCCTTTGGCATCGAAGGCATAGCAGCATCTAGCATTCCTGGTAAAGCACCTGCAATTGCTTCAGTAGCAGCAGCGGCAACTTTTTCTTTAGCGTCTTCGATCATAGCATCTTTGTTAAGATACACATAAGCACCACCACCAACAACGGCAGCAGATACAGCAAAAGACGATAGTGCGAGTACATTAATTAGTGTTTGCATAATTACATCTTGTAAGTGTCATCGGATTTTGGAGGTGCCTGAGTTAATTGAACAGGACCTTGCTCAATTCTAATTGTTTGAGCAGGAGCAGTTTGTGCTGCCTTCTCAATCAATTTTTCTATGTCTGCTTTGGAGATTCCTCCGCCGCCTCCTCCAGTTTTGTCACCATTTTTCTTAGCAGTCTGAACACCGAAAGTAGCTAAAACTCCAGTGAACACGGAGGCTATGAAAGTTGGATCGAGTTTCTGTTCGGGAATTCCCAGTGCAGGGGGTAATTTAATGTACGCAAGAGTTAAAATTCCACCAGACCATACTAAGATTCCCAAGCGC